CAAATAAATTTAGGAAGTAATACTGTAAGATTTGCAAATGTTTATGCTGATACTTTATATGGTGATGGTTCTAATTTAACTGGGATAGCAGCAGATAAAATCTTTGAAGGAAATACAGAGGTAGAAACTGTTGACACAGGTTCTGATGGTCATGTAAAAATTACGACAGAGGGAAGTGAAAGACTTCGCATCGATAATACTGGGTGGATGGGTGCAGGTCAAACATCAAGAGATCACGTAGGACAAGTTGCAGCATTTAAAAATACCTCCAATACAAATAGTTGGTTAAGTGTAAATGTAAACAACAATACTGGTATTGGTGGAGTAGTTTTTGGTGACTCTGATACATGGGCACCTGCTTATATTCAATATAATCATAGTAGTAATATAATGCAGTTTATTAGTAATGGCAGTGAAAGAGTTCGCATCAATTCAAGTGGTCATATTTCTTTAGGAACTATTAACTCTCCATCAGCAGCAGTTCATATCGATTATGATACAAATAATATGTTGATGTTGGATAATGCATCAGCATCTACTCAAAAGATTTTCTTTGCACAAAATGCTGGAAGACATGCACAAATATTTGCAACATCTTCAACTGGTTCATTTACAATTGATTCAGACCCAGATAATAATCATGGTAGTTCATTTATAAACTTTAGAGTTGATGATAGTGAAAAACTTCACATCGACTCAGCAGGTCAAGTTTTACCAGGTGCTGATGATTCACAAAACTTAGGTTCATCAACAAAGAGATGGAAAAATATATATGCTGCTGATATGCACTTCTCCAATGAAGGTAAGACAAATGATGTTGATGGTACTTGGGGTGACTGGACTTTACAAGAAGGAGAGGATAGTATCTTTATGATAAATAACAGAACTGGTAAAAAGTATTCAATTACTATGAAGGAGATAAACTGATGCCTGTATTTGTTGGAGCTGGAACATCTAGTTTTATGAAAGGTAGTGATGGTGTGGGTATGTCCATCTTGACTACCACTCAAAGGGATAATCTCTCTGGTGTCAGAGCAGGTCAATTTATTTACAATTCAACAAAGGGAATGGCAGAATATTATGATGGATCTGGTTGGAAAGTTATTGATAGTCCACCATCAATAACAAACTTTACTATTGATGGTGGTAGTGCAGTTACAACTACTAAATTAAATAGATTAGCTGGTGGTAACGCTACAATAGTAATAAATGGATCTGGATTTGATTCAGCAGCTGCCACTGTTGAATTTGTGGGAGAAGTGGGTAGTTCTACCGTGGGTACACAATCTATCGTAAGAAATAGTGCACAACAATTAACAGTTACAGTAACAAGGTCAGATTTTCAAGAAGCAAATGATGCTTACTCAATTAAAGTTATAAATGGTTCAGGTCTTTCAGGAGTATTAACAGGTGCGATAGACGTAAACGTACCACCAGTCTTTGTTAATTCAGCAGATACTAATTTAGCAAATATTGTAAATGGTGGGGCTGCATTAAGTGGTAGTACAGCAAATGCGTCTGCAACAGATGCTGATGGAGATACGATTACTTACTCGATTGTTTCTGGATCACTTCCAACTGGATTATCTATAGGTTCTTCAAATGGTTATATTACTGGATCTGTTTCAGGTGTTGCTGTTCAACAATATACATTTACAGTTAGAGCATCAACCGCATACGGTACTGCAGATAGACAATTTAAATTAACAGTATTCGCTGCACCCTCTGGTGGTAATATAACTAATTCTGGTGGATATACTATTCATACATTTACATCATCAGGAACCTTTACAAATACAATAAGTAATTTAAATGTTGAATATCTTGTTGTCGCTGGAGGAGGTGGCGGTGGTGCTAAACGTGGCGGTGGCGGTGGTGCTGGAGGTATGCGTACTGGCACACTCACTTTAAGCACAGGTGGAAAGAATGTTTCAATCGGTGGCGGTGGAGGAAGATCTGGAGGTGGTTTCTCACAGGGTAATTCTGGTGGTGGTAGTTCTTTTGATAGTATTTCTTGCTCTGGTGGTGGTAGAGGAGGATGTCGTAATAATGGAGGCGGTGGAGGATCTGGTGGAGGAAACGGTAGATCTGATGGTGCTGGTGGAACCTCTGGAGGTGGTGGTACATCAGGACAAGGAAATCCAGGTGGAGGACATGGTGGTACTCATGGAGGATCTGGTGGCGGTGGTAAAAACGGCTCTGGCGGTGGAGGAGGCGGTGGAGGCCGTGGATCTGCTGGAAACAGTTCAATCTCTGGTTCTTCTGTGAACTACGCAGAAGGAGGACAAGGTGGAACAGTTTATGGTGCTGGAGGTTTCTCCGCTGGTCCTGGTCAAAATCGACCATCAAACACTGGGCACGGTGCAGATGGTGGGGATGACTCACCAAGTTACACTGGCGGTGCTGGTGGTAGTGGTATAGTTATAGTGAGGTATCAACTCTAATGGCACATTATGCAAAAGTAGTAGATGGGATAGTAACGAATGTTATTGTTGCAGACGCATCTTATTTTGATACGTTTGTTGATGATTCATATGGTGAATGGATACAAACTTCATATAATACTCACGGAGGAGTTCATTATGAACCTGGTCCTAATTCTGATTTGACTAAACCAAGTAAAGATCAAAGTAAAGCATTAAGAAAAAATTATGCGGGTATAGGATATACATATGACAAAGAACGTGATGCTTTCATACCTCCAAAATGTGAGGAGAGTTGGACTTTAAATGAATCAACTTGTCAATGGGAGTGTCCTTTGCCATATCCAACAGATGGTAAAAGTTATACTTGGGATGATGCTGCTTACAAAGCAGATAATACAAAAGGATGGGTTTTAGAGTCAGTACAAGAAGAGTAATTTATGAGTCATTTTGATGTGATGGAGTTGTTTCCAACTCCTTTGATTATAATGCAAATTGAAGAGGATACAGACGAACTTTTTGAAGTTAAAGATTTCTCTGAGAGTGTTTGTAGCAACTATGGTCCTGATAAAGTTAGAAATGACGTTCGGGGTAAAAGAATTTTAGAGAATTATCCTCATTTGAGGGATATGTTCTTGGAAAAGTTTAATCAAGTCATGGAAAAGTACATGGCTTTTAAGAAGAAAGATTATATGATTACTACTTCTTGGATTACTTATATGGAAAAAGGTGGTAGGTCAGATAGGCATTGCCATAGAAATTGTTTTTGGAGTGGCATTTATTTTTTTCAAAGTGAATATCCAGAGGGCACAGCAAAATTAAAATTTCACGGTCCACAAAATCTTGGAGATTATTTTTTTGGATTACACGAATTTGAAGAATTAACGATTAGTAATTCAACAGCTTGGACTTACAAACCCTTACCTAAAACTCTTTATTTGTTTCCAAGTCATTTAGAACATGAAATAAAAACTCACGAAATAGATACTATTAGGCAATCTTTAGCATTTAATATTGCTCCTATTTCTAGATATGGTGCATTTGATTCCAGTTATGATCCATCTTGGATAAATAACTAAAAAATTGTGTAAATGGCAATAACCATCAGTGGACAGAATAATAATGACAAGATATTAGCATCTGATGGTGTGTTAGATCAGATATCAGGTTTTAATGTAGTCGGTGTAATGACTGCCACTACATTTGATGTAACAACAAAACACACTGCAAATCATATAGATGTAGGAAGTAATATTCAATTAGGAAATGCAGGTGTTGCAACTGCAACAACTTTCATCGGAAATTTAACAGGTAATGTAAATGCTACATCAAATCTTCTTCTTCAGATTGGTGGTAGTGAAAAATTTAGAGTCGGTAGTTCTGGACAATTAGGAATCGGTGGTGCAAACTATGGAACGTCAGGACAGGTATTAACAAGTGGTGGTTCAGGAAGTGCAGCGACATGGAGCACAATCGCATCTGATGCTATAACAGAAGGAAATACAAATGCAGAAGTAATTGATTCAGGTTCCAATGGATTTTTCAGAGTCGTAACTGAGAGTTCTGAAAGACTCCGTATCACATCAAATGGTATCGTAAATATTGGTGATGGTGTAGGTAATGAATATCTTAATAGTACATTAAAAATAAGAAAAGATCAAAACGCAGTAACAAGAGTAACAATAAGAAATGAACATAGTGGTGGTGGATCTGCTGCAGCATTTCAAATTGGTGCAACTGGTAATAGTTGGATGTTGCAGTGTGGTAGTGCTGCTAATGATTCAAACGCATTTACAATAAGAGTAGACGGTACATCAAATAGTAATACAGGAACAGAGAGATTTCGCCTTACTACAGCTGGTGCTATTGGTTTAAATGGTACAAACTATGGTTCATCTGGTCAAGTATTAACAAGTCAAGGTAGTAGTTCAGCACCTACTTGGACAACGATTACAGGAACTACAATAAACAGTAATGCAGACAATCGAATAATCACTGGTTCAGGAACCGCAAATACTTTAAATGGTGAATCAACTCTTACTTATTCTGGAGATACTTTACTTTCAACTAATAGTAATTTTGTAATTAAATCTATCGACACTAACGCTAGTAACGCTGAAAATCGTATTCAGTTTAATGCTGGAAAGATGTTCTATGAAACAGATATGAATGGTGTTGTGGGTTCATCCTCCCATATTTTCAATATTGATGGTTCTGAAAAATTTCGTGTTAAAACTGATGGTATTAAAGTCACTAGTGCAAATGCACATGGATCTTCTATTCAGATGTATAATACAGATTCATCATCAAATGTTTGGTATGTAAATGGTGAGGGTAATTCTTTTATTGGACATACTTACCCAAGAACTGATGCAAATATGGATTTGGGTTTTCATACTGGTTATCGTTGGAGAGACTTAATAGTAAGTGGTGGTATAAGATTTGGAAGTTCAAGTGCAAATAACTATCTCGACGAATATGAAGAGGGAACTTTCACACCAGTTATACTGAATGGATGGGGAATTTTAAACTCTAACCCTAACATTTCCACTGGTAAGTATATTAGAATTGGAGCTATAGTTCACATATATTTTACTTTTAAAGAGGGTAGTGGTACAGGAGGAAGTTATAATGGTAATAGATTAGCTCTCTATCAATTACCTTTTAACTCAGACGGTACTTTTGGAAGTGGTGGTGGAAATAATTTTTCTCATCCATTAGTAGCATATACCAATAGTAGTTCTGGTGGTGGTGAAAATGTAGTTGGTGTACCTGGCAATAATGGTGCAACAGTATTTTCATTCATAACAAAACAGAGTAATGGTTATGGTTCTTTTACAGGAACTAATCTTGGTTCTAGTGGTACAATTTTCTGTGCTGGCACGTACCGAATTTCGGGAACTTAATTTAGTAGACCAGTCGTTATGTCTATAAACTGATACGCTATAAACCTGTTTTAATCGGAGATTAATCCTAAATGGCACTTACAGAAGAAACTGCATATGACAAAATTGAGATTGTAGGACCTGACAAGTTTGCAATACAACTTCGTCAAGCGACAATCATCAAAAAAGATGGAGTTGAAATTTCTAAAACTTTTCATAGAACAACTATAAATCACGGATACTATATGCCTGATGGAACGACGTATGTAACTCATGATATAAGTGGGTATCCAACAGATATACAGGCAATAATAAATGCTACTTGGACAACTGATGTTGTTAATGCATATAAAGCAAGTTTTTCATCTTAAAACCATAAATAACTAAAAAAATATAATGTCATTAGATAGACTCACTAAAATAACAGGTCCAGGTATTAAGACGGATACCAACTGGGTGGGTAATAATGCTAATTTTTCTGGAGTTACAACAACTGCATCTTCATTTAATGTTGGTGTAACAACTATTCATTCTAGACTGATTGAAGCACATAATATTAAATCTACAGGTATTATAACTGCAACTGGTGCTCACTTTTCAGGTAATGTTTCAATCGCTGGCACATTAACTTACGAAGATGTAACAAATATAGATTCAGTTGGTATTATTACTGCACCAGCAGTTGATATTGATGACTTTTTAGATGTAGGAAGCAATATAAAATTAGGTAACGCTGGTGTTATAACAGCAACAAGTTTTGTAGGTAGTGGTGCTGCTTTAACTGGTATCGATGCTACCTCAATCAAAGATTCTGGTGGTAATGTCAAAGTTCAAGCACAAGCATCAGGTGCAATTTATACGGGTATTCATACTTTCAATTCAGATTTAGATGTAGATGGTCATACAAATTTAGATAATCTAAGCATCGCTGGAGTTACAACTATTGCGAATGATACAGAGTTTAAAATTGGTTCAAATGCAAATAATAAATTACCTCTTAAGATAAAACAGGACACAAATGGTAATGTCAACTATATTGATAGTAGATTTACATATTTTCGATCACATGCCATTAGAATGTATGATCAAGATAATACGAGTCATCAGGTAGCATATTTTTGGAATAATCAAATAGGATTATATGCTCTTAATTATGAAAGATTACGAGTAACAAGTACTGGTGTAAGCATCTTAAATGGAAATCTATCAGTTGGTAGAGATATAGATGTTGATGGTCATACAAATTTAGATAATGTTAGCATTGCTGGTGTAACAACATTCAGTGAAGATATAATTGTCAACGGTCTTACTGTCGGTAAAGGTGCAAGTTCTGGTAATAACAACACTGCTCTTGGAGCAGGTGCTTTTGATAGAACAGGAATTGGTGCTCAAAACACAGCGATTGGTAATAATGCTCTTACAAATAATCAAGATGGTAGTGGAAACACAGCAGTTGGGCATGATGCTTCTTTCGCTAATGTTAACGGACTTTCTAATACTGCTGTTGGTAGAGATGCTTTAAGATCAAATAACAATTCTTCAGGTAACACTGCTGTAGGTCGTGCAGCTTTATACTACAACTCTGCAGAAAATAATACAGCACTTGGTCAAAATTCTTTATTTAATGTTGGTGCTGGAAAATCGAATACTGCTGTAGGACAATCAGCTGGAAATAACATAGTACAGGGTAGTAATAACCTAGTATTAGGTTACAACGCACAAGCTACAGCAAATAACGTAAGTAATGAAATTACACTTGGTAACTCTTTAATGAACCATTTAAGAGTTCCTGGTATTGGAGTAAGTTTCAGTGAAGGTGGTGCAGTTATTAGTGGTATTGTAACTGCTACTGAATTAGACATTTCTGGTGATATAGATGTAGACGGACATACAAATTTAGATAATGTAAGTATTGCTGGTGTTGTAACTGCTACAAACTTAACTTATAATGGTAATATTCTAACTCTTAATAATGATGCTGATCAAGAAGGAATATTGATGACAGGTGGTGATGTTTATCACACATTAACTTTTGATGCTAATAGAAATATACAAAACTATTCAATAGGAGATGTAAGAGGAAAATGGAACGGAACAGAAGTTAATAGGATAAGATTTAATACTGGTGCTGATACAACCAATAGAGATGAAGGTTGGATAACATTCTGGACAAGACCAAGTGGTGGAAATATCACTGAAAGACTCCGCATAGGATCGGATGGACAAATTAACATTGCAGGAATAGTTACTGCAACAACTGTAACACAAAGAACAAGCAAATTTTATGGTTTAACCACCACTGATAGAAATGCATTATCACCATCTGAAGGTGATATAATTTATAATACAACTACTAATAAACACGAATTTTATACTGCTGCTTCTGTTTGGGCACCGATATCAGCACAAGCACCTGAATTTAATAATGCATCAGGTAGTTTAGCAACATTTTACAGTGAATCGAGAAGTTATCTTACACCAACATCACCAACTGCTTCAGGTGATGCTCCTTTGGCATATTCAATATCTGCGGGTTCTTTACCTTCTGGTATGTCAATCAACTCATCAACAGGTGTACTTTCAGGAACTCCAAATGCAGTTGGTAGCGATACAACATCTAATTTTACAGTTAGAGTATCAAATGCTGGTGGTGCTGTAGAACGAGATTATTCAATCACAGTTAAAGCACCAGTCACTACAAATTATTCATACACTGGTTCAACAGTAAATTGGTCTAAACCAAGTTCGGATGTCAAAAGAGTGTTATTTAGAATGTGGGGTGGTGCAGGTACACATGGAACTTGCACAAACAGCGGTTATCCTGGTCGTGGAGGAAAGACAGAGGGAGTTATTAATGTAGAAAGTCATAATACTCTTTACCTACAGGTTGGAGAAGCTGGTGGAGATACTAATTCAGGTCCTAATGGTGGTTGGCCAAATGGTGGTAATGGTAATATTTCACATAGTTGTAAAGGTGCTGGTGGAGGAGGATCTTCTAACATTTATCATTCATCAGGAACAGGATCATATACTTACATAGTTGCTGTTGCAGGTGGTGGAGGAAGTCAATCACACGGTAATCCAAGCTCCAATGGTGGTGATGGTGGTGGAACAAATGGTCAGAGTTCTAACCGAGGAGGTGGAGGAGGATCACAAAATGCAGGTGGTTCTCAAGGATCAACACCTTGTGGAAATACTGGTGGTGTTGGTGCAGGATCTCGATTACAAGGTGGAACTGCTGGTACTGGATCTGGATGTACAAACGCTGGTGCTGGTGGCGGTGGCGGCTGGTGGGGCGGTGGTGCAGGTGGTAATAGTAATAGTGGTAATAGCTTTGGTGGCGGTGGCGGTGGATCAGGATATTTTGATACATCATTAGTATCAGGTGGATCTACTAAACAAGCTTCCGAGTCTGGTTGGGATACTAATAGACCATCTGGTATTGGTGGTAGAGCATCATTCGGTAATAATAATCGTGGTGGTCACGGATATATTACATTAATATATTAAGGAGGTTATATGTCAACTATTTTAGAAAAAGCATTACTTCAACTAGGTTGTATCAAATCAACTGATACTAATGTTGGTATTGCGACCACAACATTCAAAGTAATAAATCCAAATAATCTTGGTGATTATGCATTAACAGGAGTTACAACTTCTGTGACATACTCTTCTGCTGAAGCAGAGAAAGAATATACAAATAGTGTAGAGTGGAGAAAACCTGATGGATCTGTGTCGATGACATCATCTGATTTTGTGCTAGACTATGGTGTAGTTGGTCCTGTTGTTGAATTAATGATGTTAAGAGAAGAAAGAAATAAGAAACTTGCTGCGACTGATTGGGTTGTAACAAAAGCATTTGAAACAGGAGGAGGTGTTCCTGAATCATGGAAAACATATCGACAAGCATTAAGAGATATCACAATATCAACTCAATCCATTTTTTCAGTAACTTGGCCAACTGAACCTAGTTAATTTTTTTCACTTTTATTATGGAAGATTTTATTTTGACTGATAAAGTAGATGAAGGTGTTTGCAAAAATTTAATTAATATATTTGAGTGTAATTCAAAATTTCACTTTGAAGGTCAAGTATCTGGCACTGGTGGAGAATATGACCACGTTGATATTTCACAGAAAAAAAGCACCGATTTAGAATTAAGTAATTTCACTTTTCCTGTCATACAAGAGTATTACAATTTATTACAAAAAATTTTGATGAAATATTTACAATCATATCCTGAAGTAAATAAACTACCAACGTTCACTGCAACAACTGCTAGAATACAAAAGTATGGTAAAGATGGTCATTTTAATACTTGGCATCACGAAAGAGGTGGTGGGGACACTCAAAATAGATGTCTGGTTTATATGACTTATTTAAATGATGTAGAAGAAGGTGGAGAAACATATTTTAAATATCAGAACAAAAAAATTAAACCAGAAGTCGGCAAGACAATTATTTGGCCATCAGATTGGACTCATACTCATAAAGGAGTAAGTCCAAAGAGTGGTTTTAAATACATAGCTACAGGTTGGTATGTTCATACTTAGATTATAAATAACTAAAAAGCAATAATGGCATTTACACGGATACGTGGTGCAGGTATTCATACCGCAGCAAATATAAACAGTCATAATATAAACTCTACAGGAATTATCACTGCAGTATCCTTTGTTGGAAACTTAACAGGTGGTGCTAGTAGCATAACGGGTAGTCCACATGTATCTTTAGGAAATGTAAATGCAGGGATTGCCACATTTACAGGAGCACTATCAGGAACCACTGCAAACTTTTCAGGTAATGTCACAGTTGGTGGAGTCTTAACATACGAAGATGTAAAGAATGTTGATTCACTTGGTATCATCACAGCGAGGTCTGGTGTTGATGTTGATGACTTCGTAGATGTTGGAAGTAATATAAAACTAGGAAATTCAGGTGTCATCACTGCCACGACATTTAAGGGTGATGGTGATTTTGTAGAATTAGATGTAGATGGTCATACTAATCTTGATAACGTAAATGTCGCTGGTGTAACAACATTTGCAAGCACTGTAAACGCAGGGACTATAAATGCTACATTGTTTAGTGGTGCTTCACAAATAGGTATTCAATCTGCAGGTACTCAGATTGGTGCTGGTATTACTCAACTTAATTTTGTAGGAACTGGTAATACATTTGCAGTCAATGGAACCACAGTAGATATTAGTATTGCAGGTGGTGGAGGAACTGGTGCTGGTGGAACTTGGAGCACTTACACAGCTGGTATTGCAACTTCTAAATCAGTTGGTGTCAACACAACAAATCTTGACGACACTGATTTAACTGGTATTGGTAATTCATTTAAGGGATTATACATAAGCAATGGAATGATTGTTCATGATAACGTATTAAATGGTAATCATTACATCGGCACATCAATGAACGGACTGATGGCAGGTCCAGTCACCATTGATGGTAATCTAGAAATTGACGGTAATTATGTTGTCGTCTAATAAATAAATCTATGTCACAGATAAGTCAAAAAAGTATATCAGGTATCACAAGTATCACATCCCCTGCGGGTACTGATGATCAAATTTCGCTGCATACAAGTAACACAAACGAAGCATTAAAAATAGATGGTGCAGGTAATCTTCATCTTAATAATCACGTAAACACAACTGGTGTTACAACAGCATCAAATTTTAAAACAGGTTCATCAAATTTACATAGCACTGGATTAACTGTCGGTGATACTTTTGTCCACTCAACAGGTATTAATGGTTCATCAGCAGATATAGATGACTTTATAAGTGTAGGTAATAATATTCATCTTGGTAATGCAGGTGTTATAACAGCAACAAGTTTTGTAGGAGATGGTTCTGATTTAACAAATCTACCTGCTGGATTAGGAACTGCATTAAGTGCGGTTGCATCAAATCCTCTTAATAAGATGTACTATACCAATCAGGTGCTTGGTATAGGTCCTAATTCTGTTACAGTTGATGCTCCTGCGTCAGCATCAGCAGCATATACACAATATGCAGATATAAAAGTTGATTATAATGCTGATTTAATTATTGCGGAAGGAGATGATTTAATACCTGACGTTTTAGGATTAGCAGACTTTGGAAACTTTGGTGGTGGTCCAAGTGCAGGTAGAATTCGTGTTAATTCAATCACAAACGCAGCAGCAAATGGTGCAACAACAATTCAGAATGGTGTTGTAATATCTGGAATGACTACTATTACAGGTGGATTATCAATTGGTGGTACAATAACTTATGAAGATGTAACAAATATAGATTCTATCGGAATAATTACAGCACGTTCAGGTGTAGACGTAGATGATTTTGTAAGTGTTGGAAGTAATATTCATTTAGGTAATGCTGGAATTATAACTGCAACATCATTTAGTGGTAGTGGTGCAAACTTGACTGGTATTGATACAGATTTAGTTTCTGATACTTCACCGCAGTTGGGTGGTGACTTATCTAGTAATAGTCATGATATTTTATTTGCTGATAATGATAAAGCAATATTTGGTACAGGTTCAGATTTTAAAATCTATCATAATGGCACAAATAATTATTTGATGGCTACAAATGGTGATTATATTTTTGATACTGGGTCAGCAGAATTAGCTCGCATTAAATCAAGTGGACAATTGCTTATTGGAACTACTACCGAGGGTAATGCTAACGCAGATGATTTAACAATTGCAAGTAATGGAAATACTGGAATTACAATTCGCTCTGCAACTTCAAATCTTGGTAATCTCTACTTTTCTGATGGAACATCAGGTGATGCTGAATATAGGGGATATGTACAATATTATCATGCTGATGATAGTATGAGATTTGGTACTGCTGGTGCTACAAAATTATTCATTAAATCAGATGGTAAAATTGGTATGGGTGATGTCACTCCATCTACTAATTTAGAGATGATTGGACATAATCAAGTTACATTTGGAAGCATGCCAGAAACCATAATCACATATGGTACTTCCTCTGCATATAACTCTGGATCTGCTGGTTCTGGTATTCAATTTGGAGGATATTATAATTCAACACCAGAGTACACAATTTTCGCTGGTGTTCATGGTGTTAAAGAAGAGACTGGTAATGGACCATACGGAGGAGCATTAATTCTTTCTGTTCGACAAAATGGTACATCTAGTTTTGAGAGAATGAGAGTTTCTCAACATGGTGCTATAACTAATACTACAAATACCTCACATCCTCAAGGAGCTGGAACTTTTAATATAAGAGGAACTATAAGTCAATATTCTCAAGGAAGTGGAAGTGGATTAATATTTGACTGTGACTTTGGAAGAATATCTAATTATAGTGATGACTCTAACGTAAGTAATGGAACTGATTTATCTGCTGCTCTATCACACTCCACGACAGATTGGTCAAGTAGTAGTAGTAATACACCTATATCAGTAAACGGTGGTACATTACAATATAGATCTGGATTTGGTGGATATATGGAGGGTATCTCCAACGGTGGTAGAGTATCAGTTGCAGCAGGAAGTGGATCTCCAAATATAGCATCAAAATTAAATACTGCATCAATGACAATCGAATCTTGGGTTTGGTATGGTAACGGTGGAAGAGAGGTAATTGCATCAAGATGGGGAACTGGATTCCCATATCAATTTAATATGATTTGTGATCCAAATGGTCAGTTCCACTTTAATAATAGTGGAGTTGGTTGTGGATCTGGTAATATATCTGGAGAACATTTCCCTGATAAAACTTGGCATCATCATGTATGGCAATATGACGCTGGTGCAGGAACATTAAATAGATGGTATATAAATGGTGCGTTTGCTAATTCTTATGATGCTGGAAGTTCTCTAGCAGTTTCTAGTAACACGGGATTTGGTATTTTTTCAAGAGCAGATCGTTCGGAAGATTGGAGAGGAAAGATTGCTGTTGTAAGAATATATAATCGTGCATTATCAGCAATAGAAATTAAGAATCACTTTGAACTTGATCGTGGTCGATTTGGAGTTTAACACATAAATAATCAAAAAGTAAATGTCTAGAATAAGAACTAATCTTATAACAAACAGAATGGCAAACGGAGCACCTACCGTTTCTCATGGATTAGTTGTAGCTGGAGTTACTACAATTACAGGGAGTATTAATAATTTAAATCTTACTGGTATTACAACTATCTCTACATTAGATTTAAATGGAGATTTAGATGTTGATGGTCATTTAAATGCAGATAACGTAAGCATTGCTGGTGTTGTCACTGCTACGACATTTTCTGGTTCTGGTGCATCTTTAACAAATTTAAATGGTTCTAATATCGCATCAGGAACTGTACCCGTAGCAAGAATCGGAACTGGAACAAAGAATACTTCAACCTTCTACCGTGGTGATGGTACATTTGCAACAGTAACATCAACAACAATAAACAATAATGCAACAACAAAATTTATTACTGGGACAAATAATGCGAATGAATTAGACTGTGAGGCAAATTTATCATATAACAATAGTACTGTTACTTTTTCAAGCAGTAATCTTTTGATTGATAAAAGTACTAATCCAACAATAACTGCTAAAGAAACTGCTGGTAATAAAGAAGTACAACTTAGAGCAAATACAACTGGTGGATTATTAAGAACAGCAGGGTCTTATCCTTTAGCTCTTGGCACAAATCAGACAGAAAGAGTTCGCATCGAAACTGATGGATCATGTTATTTTGGCCCACAGATTATTACAGAAGCAGATTTGGGATGGGGTCATGACGCACATCAAAGACCTTATATCTTTAGTGGTAATCAAGCTGGTGTGAATCCAGCAGACGCAACAATTGTTGTAGCGAACCCTAACACAGATCCACCAAGTACAAGACTTGGTAGTTTTATGTTTGGATGTAAATCTTCTTCAGCAGGTAATTCTGGAATTAAAGCTTACATAGAGGGTTGGACGACAAGTAATCCTTCTAATACTTATGAAGCAGGTGGTTATATAAAATTTGTAACAAGACAAAGTGGTGGTAGTTTATCTGAGCATTTTAAAATTGATCATGATGGTAAACTATATAAAAGTGGAAATCAATTCTATCCACTTGTAAATTATGTTGAGGTTGCCACATTCAGTGCTGCAAGTGTTTCTTCTAATTCTTATACTGACCTAAGAACAATTTATTCAAGTTACGCTCCTAAAAAAGCAGGTAACTTAATTGTGATACATCATCAATCACAACTATGGCAGGGTGGTCATGCTAATGGAAATGGTGATGCGATGTGGAGATTACTAAGAGATGAAGGTAGTGGTTTTAGTGAAATTGTAAAAAACGAGCGTATTATGGGTAATATGGATGGTCGTAATTACACTGGTAATAGTGGACTAGCAAGACACCATCGTACAGTTCACCTGATGGGTAGTTTTACATGCAATGGTAATAACTTTACTTTAAAAACTCAAGGTAAAGTAGACCATACAGGTGTTAGTTTACAATGGTATCATAATAGTGAAAACATACTCCAAATTTGGGAATACGAAAAAGGTTAAAAATTATGTATGATCATATAATCTCACAAACACTTATTGGTATTGGCATCACACAATTTAGATTTGATGCAGGTATTGTAGATGAATCAACTTACTTATCAAAATGTCAAGAGGTTGTTGGAGTTACGACAGATACTAATGAATCTATTCTTAGTGCACCATCTAAAAACTGGACAACTTTTAAGGCAAAGTATGATGAATTGGAAACAAAATTTCCAATGGATGAGTTAAGAATAAGAAGAAATAATAAACTTACTGAGACTGATTGGTCTCAATTAGGTGATGTTCCTGTTGGAATTAAAACAACATATGAATCATATCGCCAAGCACTTAGAGATCTTCCAGCAAGTGCAAATCCAAAACTAGATGATAAAGGTTATCTTGATGATTCATCAATCACTTGGCCAACAAAACCATCATAAATAATCAAAAAATTATATGTCCAGAATAAGAGCCAACAAGATAACTAATCAATTAGCGGATGGAGCACCTACCGTTGAGAAGGGTCTTATCATATCTGGAGTTACGACTGCTACAACTGTAGATGTTAATGGAGATTTAGATGTAGATGGACATTTAAATGCAGATAATGTAAGCATCGCTGGTGTTATCACAGCAACAAGTTTTGTGGGAAGTGGTGCAAACTTAACTTCATTACCAGCACAGGCAACCATCGCAAACAATGCAGACAACAGAGTTATAACTGGTGGTAGTGGTGTTAACTTAAATGCTGAAACAAATTTAACTTATAATGGAACAAAATTAACTCTTACAGGAAATAGTGCTTCTCCTGTTGTTGAATTTATAAACACCTCTGGTGCTTCTAATGAGGGTGATGTTTTAAAATTAAGGGCAAGTGGTAGAGGTGCAGGTATTGATGATACTGATATATTTTTAATAACGAATAACTCAGATACTAGAACTTTTGGAGTTAGTAATGCTGGAACTGTAAATACCACTGGTGACATAAAAATGGCTACTGGAAAAGGTATCAATTCATCTGGTATTATAACAGCAACAAGTTTCAGTGGTAGTGGTGCAAACTTAACTGGTGTTAGTGCTGCAGCCCCATATAATGCAGTAATAAATGGTGAGATGCTTGTCTCGCAAAGAGGTAGTGATTGGACCAGTGTGGGTAGTTCTGCTTATCATTTAGATAGATGGTATTGGTATGATCAAAATAGTTCATGTCGAGTAAGAATAAGACACTCAGCAGATTCACCTGATGGTTTTCATCAAAGTTATAGAGTAAATGTTACAACAGCAGATACTTCAATCGCAAGTAATGAAGAAGTTAAATTATTTCATAAAATTGAGGGATATAATTTAGCTCCCTTTGCAAAAGGAACAAGTGGTGCTAAAAGATTCACTTTATCTTTTTATGTAAAATGTAATAAAACTGGCACATATTGTGTTGAATTATATGATCGAGATAATGGAAGGGATGTATCTGGAAGTTATACAGTATCAAATACTAACTGGAACCGATACACAATAGACTTTCCAGCAGATACGACTGGTGAATTTGGATTTGATAATGGTAGTTCTTTAGAAATTATATTTTGGTTAGTTGCTGGTTCGGCAGTACAAGGTGGAAGTTTAAATACCTCTTGGAGAAATTCAACAGATCCTGGAAGTGCAACTGGACAAGTTAATTTTACAGACTCAACATCAAATGAGTGGATGTTGACAGGAGTGCAATTAGAACCAACCACCACTGGTACAGCGAGTGATTTTAAACATGAAGACGTAAGTACAACTTTACTTAAATGCAAACGCTATTACCAACGTTCAACAGATTCAAGCCGTGGAACTAATTATTCATTATCATCATCTAGTTGGCACTCTGCTGACGGTGTACAAAGTTTTAGTAAACATAACAATTACTATGATTTCAAAGAAAGATTTGAGGTTGAAATGAGAGCGGCTCCGACTCTTACAATTTATGGGTCAACTAATCAAGGTGACATTCACATAGAACGAGTTGCAGTTGGAAGTCAAGAAGTTGACTGGAATAACAATACAACAGAAGTAAGAACTAAAGGTTTTTTACTTAGACACATTGAAGACAGCTATGGCACATCTGGATCTGGTAATGGTTTTGGTATCCTAGCTTACACAGTAGACGCAGAATTATGACTTATTCTTACAAAAAAATGAAAAATGAGGATGGCACTGAACAAGATTACATCCTTGCTGAAAAAGGTATGATAATACCTAAAGATCCAGATAATAGATTCTATCAAGAATATCTTGAATGGGTTGCTGCTGGAAATACACCAGCAGAGGCAGATTAACTTAGTGTTAATTAATAAATAATCAAAAAGATATAAATGGCATCCGAGATACGAGTAAATAAAATTAATAACCGTGCTGGTCTGGGTACGATTACTATCGCAGACACAGGAGTCGTTGTTAATGGAATTGTAACTTGTACAGAAGTAAGTGGATTAAACGTACTTAATATTGCTGGTGTTTCAACATTTTCCAACACTTTAGATATTAATGGTGATATAGATGTAGATGGTCATACAAATTTAGATAATGTAAGTGTTGCTGGTGTAACAACATTCAATGAAGATATAAGTTTTAAAGGTGCACAATATGACTTTCTATATGATAGATCTCTCAATACTCTTAAATTTGATCAGGGAATAGCTGCATTTGGAACATCAGGTCAGATGACACTCCAAAATCAAATTATTCGAGGGGTCACACAAATACAGGCAGGTGGACTTTACATCAAAAACCTGTCTAATCAACAGATGATTTCTTGTTATACTGGTGGACAAATTGAATTATACCATAATAACGTAAAGCAATTTGAAACAACAAGTGCGGGGGCAAAAGTTAATGGTGAATTTTTAATAGAAGGTGATACTAAAAGACTATTTTTAAGAGATACTCGTGGAACAGGTAATACAGCTAGACCAGGAATGTGGTTTGAAGATTCTGCTGCATCTAAACAATTTTTTATAGGTAATGGCAGTTCATCTGATACTCATTTAGAAATAAGAAATCTTACTACTGATGATTTAATATTTAAA